CCCCTACTTTACCCAAAAGAAAAACGATGTTTATTGCGGCTCCACTGGATCAGCCGTATCGTTCAGGGGCTTGAAATCTGGTTCCAAATCCCAAACCGCAAAGCTCAAGTCAATCAAGGCCAATATTTTTGTGCTCGATGAGGCCGAGGAATTGACCAACGAGGACGAATTTGATAAAATAGACCTTTCAATCAGGGACAAGAACAGAACCAACCTGATCATTCTCATTATGAACCCAACGAACAAAAATCACTGGGTTTATAAGCGTTGGATTCAAGACACCCGCAGGACTGAAATAATTGACGGGGTGCCCGTGAGCATCTCCACACACCCAGACGTTACGCATATTCACGTCACGTACCTGGACAACAAAGACAACCTTTCGGAGTCTTACCTGCGTCGCATCTACGACCTCAAGGCCAACAACCCCAAGAAGTATGCCCACTACATCATTGGCCAGTGGATTGAAAAAGCAGAGGGTGTAATTTATGAGGATTGGGCCGAGGGTGTATTTGATGAAAAGTTGCCGTATATTTACGCTATGGACTTTGGGTACTTCCCTGACCCGCTTGCACTTGTGAAGATTGCAGTTGATCGAAAGCGGAAAAAGATTTACCTCAAAGAGCTGATTTACGAAACGGAGCTTTCAAACGAGGGGCTTCTACGGATGATGACCGACGCGATACCGGATAAGAGCAAGCCAATTGTATCGGACACCAACGAAAAGCGAACGGTGGCGTTTTTGCGCTCGAAAGGGTTCAGAGTCATTGAGGCAAAGAAAGGGCCAAACTCCATTATTCAGGGCATCAAGGACATGAAGGATTACGAAATCATTGTCACGTCCGACAGCCCCAACATCAAAAACGAGCTTGACAACTACGTGTGGGCCGACAAGAAAAGCGACACCCCAATAGATCAATACAACCACAGTTTGGACGCTGGGCGGTATGGGTTCACCTGGATCGTGAAGCATGTTCCAAGACCGGGCGAAATGAAAACAGGTAAAGGATAAATCAAACATAATGGCAAAAGTCAAAACCGAAATTGAGCAAACAGGCGAAAGCCAACAAAGCGAGTGGGTACACCCCGAAGCAGAGGCGATTTTTAACGCACTCTTGGGAGCCTACGAAGATGCCAAAGAAGCAGGGTTTAGGGCGCAATTCTGGCGTTCAATGATGCTTTCATTGGGTGAGTTCTACATAGCGGACAAACCTCGCGTTGTGGACTTCTTTTTGAACCAGGAAGGACTAAACCACCAACCCAAAGAGATACCCGCAAAGCAAGCCAAGCAGCCAAGCGAGTACAAAAAAGAACCCAATTACTCAGCCAAAGCCGGGCGGGAAACGTCGGGTGAATGTGAATCTTGCGGATAATGAAAAAGAAAGAAAAAAGAGTTGAAAATCTTTCCAATGAAAGATTGATTATCATGGCGAGTAAAATAATATACGATCTCCGCAAAAGAGACGGAAGGGACTTTGGCTTAAAACTACCTTTGGGATGGGATGAGGCTGATACTATTTTTATTGAAGTCATGAAAAGATTGAAGGATAGTCCAAAAGCAGACAAGGAATGATTGCACAACTATCCACCGGGGCCACCATCAACCTACCACTTACCGCACACGAAATACCGTGGGAGGCGTTTTGTGACTTCAAAGACCAGGAGCAAGAATACTTTACCGCGCAAGAAACCGAAGACAGCCAGGCCGCAATACTATCAATCACCAGGGCATTGGCTTACGTGTACGGGGATTGGATTTGGGATTTACCGTTTTCACTTGATGAACCGCTTGAAGAATTGTTTTTGAACAGCTTTACTGTCACGCTAGGCGACGATCTATCTGTTATGCGCCTATACGCACACCTGAACACAGTTATCAACACCTTCAAGCCTGAAACGCTCAAGGACAAAGTTTTTAAGTTGGTTGTCGGTGGCGAAGAATACCAATTAGATCAACTCAAAGCGGCTAAGTTTTTGACACTGGAAGGGGTAAGCACAGGCGAAGCAATAGAGGTGCTTGAGTTCAGGCGCATTGCAGAGAAGAACCTGGAAGAAAAAAAGTTTGCCCTTGGTAGCATGGACTTCACTTTGGGGCTGCGAGAACTGGCAATACTTGTACGCAAGAAAGGGGAGGCGCTACCCTGGAACCGTAAAGAGTTGGAATCATTCCTAAACGACAGGATGCAAACTTTCAGAACCGTAACCGCCGCCGAAGTCTTAACCCTTCGTTTTTTTTTGATCAATTCGTACTTGCTTTGGCTGCAAAACCAGATTACCAATTCTTCTGGAACGGTTCGCCCTATCAAGGTTCAGGAACTAAGTCGAAAGAAACCAGGGATCGTGAAGCGGCGGCGCGGGAAGCGTTTGAGCTGATGGGGTGGCGGTTGCTACTTGATGCAGCACTACGGGAACAATGGTACATCGGAGGCATGGAATCACTTTGGAAAAGCGACTTTGAAGATTTTGTTTTTCTTACTTCACTTAAAAATTCACGGGTGTGAAAGTACTAACCAAGGCTGATTTTATAGCCATTTGCCGCAAGATTGTAGCTCAAATGGCATCACGGGAACAAAACAAAAAGGGGGTGCCTCACCGGGTCAACTCCTTTGCTGCTTTTGTAGACGACATGCAACCAAGCGTCATGCACCCGTCATTGGGGGCCACGTATGGCGATTACAAAGCCGGGCGTTTCTTTTCCCGTAACTGGGATGCGTCTGGCAGCGATCCTTCCAAGATGTTCTTTGAATACCCTGGGATTGTGATACAGGAAACAGGTGCCTATACCAACTCCATCAGAAGCGACCGCATTTACTTGGATTTGTTGGTAGTGGCTTTTGATCGCAACACCTGCGAGAATTGCCCACCGGAAGTACTGGGAACCGAAAGCACTTTTGAAAACACGCTTTACCTTTTGCGCTCGTTCATTCGGCAATTGATGGATCATTCAGTTTTTGCTTATGCGCAAGGCGAGTACTGGCAAACGCCTGGGGAATCAGCCTGGAAGATTGCCAATGAGGCCGGGAAATTCACGTATGAATTTGAGCCGGGGGAATGGCTTGAAAACCTCATTACCGCACCTGAACGCTGGAAGTTCACCAAATACAGCGACGGAGCTATTGGAGGCGCAAGAGGTTATGCAGTTGAGTTTACAATCCAAGTATGCGAAACCATTGAAACCCGAATGAAGTACAGCGACCCCACTAGCTCAGTTGTTCCCGTCACAAATTGCGAGTCATGCGGATAGTCACGTATCAGGAATTGGTAGGCATTGCCCTAAACGCCGTGGAGAGCCTGGCTGAGAAAGGCAAGGACGAATTGAGGGAGCAGGGCCATGTTGCAACAGGCAGGGGCATCGCCTCATTAAAGGCAAAAGTTGTCGAAAGTGTCGGAGATACTTTGCGAATCGGCATAGAGGGCAACGATTACCTTTTAGATTTGGACACAGGAATACCGGCGAGTAAGGTAGACACAAGCGCAGCGGCTGAGGCAAGGTTATTGCAGTGGGCCAGAGTGGTAAAGCCTGGGCTTTCGGAGTCGAATCTAAAGCGGTTCACGTTTTTGACACTCAATAAAGCCGCTGTACTTGGGTTCCCGCTGCCTGGGGCATACGCATTCACCAAGAACGGGCGGCGTACTGAGTGGATAAAGTTTGGCCTTGAGATGAATGCGGAAAAAATCATCGAAGAGCAATTCAAGGTATTCGAGCTTTTGGTGGAGAACTTCGATGAAATCTACCAAGCAGCGATTGAAGAAGCACGAAAAATAGCAGCATGACAAAGGTTCTGGTTTACGAAGTCGAGATAAAAGGCGTTAAAACGGCGGTCAATAGTCAGGAGGATTTGGCTAAGGCCATACGGGACACCACTAAAGCCCGACAGGCTGAGAAGTTCAACACCGACGAATACAAGCGACTCGGAAACCAGATCGCAGCGCTAAAAGCAATTCAGCAAGAGCAGCGTCAGGAAGAGCGCAACGCTATCAACCAATTCAAACAAAATGCGGATCAGGGCAAGAACTCTTACCGGGCACTGAATGCTGAATTGGTACGACTTCGCAACTCCTACAAAGACCTGACAGCAGAGGAAAGGCAGGGCGCATTTGGAGAGCGAACGATCAAACGCATTCAAGAACTTGACCGGGAACTCAAGGACATTGACGCATCATTGGGGCAATTCCAACGCAATGTTGGTAACTACGGCGAAGCTTTCCAAGGTGTATTCACCCAGCTTTCAGGGTTTGATATTGCCGCCTTTGCCTCAATCCCAGGTGCAGCAGCGGCAATAGGAGAGGCTTTGATAGGGGCCTTGCAAAATGTCTACCAATTGGTGCAAGGCATCCGAGAATTGCGGGGCGAAATCTCAACACTTACCAACGCCACCGGGGCAGACTTAGACGACTTTACCGCAAGAATTAAGGCTACCGCTGACACATTCGGAGAGGATCAAAGCCGAATTGTAGAAAGTGCCAATGCCGTTGCCAATGCTTTCAACATCACCTTTGGCGAAGCTTTAACCAGGATCGAAGAAGGTTTTGTTGCTGGATCAAATGCTAACGGGGAATTTCTGGACACTGTTAGAGAGTATCCACGTCTTTTTCAAGAGGCTGGATTAAACGCGGATCAGTTTTTTAAGATCGCCAACAGGCAAGCAACCGAGGGGGTTTTCTCCGATAAAGGAGCAGACGCGGTAAAAGAAGCGGCTCTGAGCTTGCGAGAACTTACCCCGGCCACACTCAAGGCGCTGGAGGGAATTGGAATCAGTGGTGAAGAAATCCAAAAAATAATTGGTGAACGAGGTATTGGCGGGGCTATCGCAGAGGTATCCAAGCAACTTGAAACAGTCCAGGAGAATGGGCCAAAGGCCGGGGCAGTGCTTGCGGATGTATTCAGAGGCGCGGGTGAGGACGCAGGGATAAAATTTATCAAGTCCCTGAAAGATGTTGACACCGCTACCCTATCGCTTATTGACACCACCAATGAATACCAAGTCGCACAGCTTCGCACCCTTGATGTAAATACCGCATTCAATCGAAAGGTCGTAGAAATCAGCGAAGCCTTGGGTGGGGCCGGGGCAAACTTAAGCGACCTTGCCACAGTAGCCCAAACCCAATTACTCGACATTCTTTTACAGGTTATCACAGCGGGTCAGGATTTGATTGAAACATTCAAGCCGCTGGTTGATTTGATTGGCGATTTTTCCAAAACAATAGGGATAGCAAACGAAGAATCAAGCGGGTTTGTTGCTACTTTGGGCTTATTGAAAAAAGCGGGCGACCTGGTTAGGTTGCCTTTTGACTTATTACTGAGTACCTACAAAGCTTTTTTGGGGCTGCTTGATTCTTCCAAGCGCAATATATCCAGCTTCTTTGAGACACTTTCCGCACCCATTACCCGCCTTTTTGGAGCGCAAGACAAGAGCGTAAAGGGTCTAAAAACATTTATTGATCTTGCCAACACGGGCAAAGGTGAAGTGTTCCAATTTGGCAAAGAAACCGAGACGGCAGCAGGGAAAATTGACAAAATCACCACAAGCACCACAAGCACCACTAAGGCCAAAAAGGTTGTTGAAGAATTTGGCAAAGGCTCGCTTGCATTTTTACGGGGTGAGGTGTCAAAACTGGAAAAAGAAATTGATAAGGCAGCCCCAAAGGATCAGCCCGCACTTTTTGAACGTCTGTTTGCCGCTAAAGACCAACTTAACAAGGCCGAAAAGGAACAAAAAGCACTGCTTGACAACCTAACCGGATTCATAGGAGAAGCGCAAAAAATACAGGATGCTTCGCAAAGAACCTTCCAGCGTACCCAAACTGTAACCGAGGACGGAGTTTTGAAGCAGGTGCAAGTATCTGAAAAGGGCTTGCGGGTAGTTGGAACAAGCCTACTTGATCGCCTTGCAGAGCTTGGAAAAGAAATAGGTGAAGGTGTACAGCAATTCACCACCAGAACCAGGACAGATTTAGAGGTAAGCCTAGATGCTTTGCTCGAAGAGTTTGGAAACTTCTTTACATCTGGCCGATTCTTCGACACGCTCACAGAGGCCGGGGCTGCAATTTCTGGCCTTGCCAGTGCTCGAAATGAGTCCGAATTAAACGCCATCGAAGAGCGTTACGCCAAAGAAATTGAGCTTGCAGGGGACAACACCAAGAAAAAAGAAAAGCTTGAAAAAGAGCTTGCAGCAGAGCAGGAGCGTATCAGAAAGAAAGAGTTTGAACAGCAAAAGCGGTTCAGGATTGCCGCGGCTCTGGCTTCGCTGGCATCCGGTACGGTAAATATCTTGGCCACTCCATCAATTATTCCTGATCCGC